GCCCTTTGTAAAGAGTTAAATTGCAACCCATCTGAAATTTTAGTTTCTGATGATCCACAGGTAAATCGCTTATTAACTTATACTAACTTAGTTAAAAAACTAAAGGACGATGCCAACTAACACATCGTCCTTTACATATCTACTCAAATAAAAACGCTGTTCTTTCCTTTCCATTACGAATGTTTTCATCTTCTAAGCAAGCATATATCTGTGTAATTCTCAAATCAGAATGTCCCAACATATTAGATACTTCAACTAACGCTTGTCCTTTGTCATTTGCGTGTTTAATATACTGATTAGCCATAGTCTTTCTAAGTCCATGAGTTCCAATCTTCTGTTTTATACCAGCTTCTCTTCTTGTTCTTTCCATAATCTTATACCATGATTTTTCAGTAATAGATTCACCTTTTTGAGAAGTAAAAATATAATCTTCTATACTATCTATCTGTTCTATATACATTTTCCAATTTAACCAAGTACTCATAGCATGTTCAAAATCACTATTCCAATAAAGATTAATATGCTTATGACATTTTCTTGTCTTTTCAGGTACATACTCAGCCTTATCCTTAAAAGTCCAACCTTCGTTATATATATCCGACCATTTTAACTTGCAGAAATCTCCACCACGCAAACCTATGTTGATTGCACATACAAACATTGTAAGATTCCTTAATGCAATAGTATATTTATTTTCTGTATTTGCTTCATTAACCTTTTCCATAAAGACATCGTACACTTGTCTTATTTCATCTTGTGATTTAAGACACCACATCTTTGTAGACTTTCCAATGCCATATTCTTTTTTTGAATTAGGGAATTGGATTATATTATTTTCCGCCTTATTATCTATCTGTATTGCCACTGCCATATTAATCAACCTCACTTTCATAATCGTCTATGTAATAATTCTCTCTTTTAATCCTTGCGACTTCAAAAATCTCGTCATAAGAGTCACAAAATCTAACCTCAATGCATTTTGTGATTTCACCACATCTCAAACAATATAGGTCTTTGACGTGTTTTCGTTCTCTTTGTCGCTGCCTTTGAATGCCTCTAGCTAACATATTTTCACTCATACACCTCATACATATAAATCTACTTGCATACTTGGGATTTCCATTTTTATATCTGCTCAATTCATAATTCACCTCATTTCCGC